GTAATCGGGTTACCGCACGCTTCCGGGTTCCAGCCCAGCAGAGCCTTAAAGAGCATCTGCCGGACATCGTCCACCACATCATACGAGGCAAACTGACCGCGCTCATCACGCCCGTTACTCAGTATGACAACCACGGAGAAGCCCTCTTTCAGCTCCTGCCAGTAGTCGGTCTGGCTTTTGTTTTCTCCCGGAGAGTCATCACCCGGTACCACATACGCCGCCGGGAGTCTCAGCTTTCCGACCTCCGGCAGATTTTTGAACTGTGCCGCGCCTGCCACCCGGTTTTCAAAATACGGGCAGCGGGCACGCAGCGCAGCAATAACAGGCGTCAGTTTCATCTGCGTCGTCGCTCCGGCTTCAGTGATTTACGTAATTCCCGCGCCAGAAAATAGCGTGTCCAGCTGCGGTTCTTTTCAAGAGTTTCCACCATAAAGTTATTACGTGGAGCCAGCCGCCAGCCGCTGCCACCGGATGCACCACGATGATGACTACGACGACGTTTTGCTCCTCCCCGGACACCAAAAAACAGAAACGCCGGATAGAAGTCACCAGAGATCATCCGGTTCCCCTTCCCGTTGCGCTGGTTAGGGGCAATGCGTGTCATAAAACCGGCTCGCTTTTTACTGGCTCCCGGCACCATGTAACCAATCGAACGAGCCAGGCGTCCGGTCTGATAACCGGGGTTTTCACCCGGTGCCGACCGCGCACGGCGCATCACCAGCCGACGAGCATCACGCATATGACGCTGCCCAATCGTGACAAACGCCCGCCGGACACGGGCGCGGTTAAAGCGCATCTCCGCGGGCTGCTGAACATCAACGTGAAAAAAGGGAGTCGCCATTGCTGCCTCCGTGACTCTGCGTAAATTCGCCCAGCTCCGTACACTCCAGCAGCAGAAAGCGCCGCGCACCGTTCAGATCGCGCTGACGTTTCACCCGGTACACACTGTCACCGCAGACCACCTCATAATCAGCGGTGATCCCCCGGCGGTAGCGAATGGTGATGTAATGGGTGATGGCGTCTCCGGTCTGCGCGGTTTCCTGCCAGGTGGTGGCACTGGTCTGGACAACCTTCGCCCATGCCCGGAACGCAACCGGGTATTGAGGCTCCACGCCAAAGTTATCCGCGGGCATATCCACCCGCTGGCGGATCAGGACGCGTTTATTCAGTTCGCCGGGGTCCGGCAGAATGTAGGTTGCGCTGGTCTGCGCCTGACGAATTTTCATTGCGGAAAGTACCTGTACGGGCCAACAAGCCAGCCAAAACTCTGCGGCATGTCGAGTTTCTCCACTTCCGTAACCGACGAGCGGTTTTCGTAAAAATGGCTGATAAGCATCAGCATCCCCAGACGAATATCATCCGGCAGGTGTAGTCCGTCCGGGTCGCTGTCCGGAATGGTTTCATCCGGTGCATAGAGCTTCCGGTTCAGATACGTTTCCGTCCGCTTTTGCGCCGCACAGGCCAGCAGTTGCAGATGGCGGTCATCAGCATCGAAATCCTCATCCAGCCGGAGTTGGGCTTTAATCTCTTCCATTGTCAGAAGCATACTCAGCCCTCTTTACTGGTCGTGGCTTTTTTCTCTTTTGTCGCTTTACTGCTTTTTGCACTGGTTCCGCGCTCTGCTAACCCGGCCTGAAGTGCAATCTCCTGCACCCGGGCAGGAAGCGCCCCGTCGTCATACTCACCGGCCCGAATGACCTCAACACGCATACCGTCCGGTGACCATTTCAGATCTTGTTTCAGGATCATGATTCTTCACCCGTCAGAACAGGAGGCGCGGTTCCGCGCCCCTGAGTGATTACGCCGCTGCAATCTTCAGCAGTTTGATGGCCTGCGAATCGACCAGCATCCCGCCGGTGCGCTTGGTGGTATAAAAACCGACAAACGGTTTATTGGTGTACGGGTCACGCAGAATGCGGGTGCCGATACGGTCAACGATGGTGTAACCCCGTTTGAAGTTACCAAATGCAATGGCTTTCGCATCCGCGGCGATATCCGGCATCTGTTCGTTTTCAGCGATACCGTAACCCGCCAGAGAGGACGGCTGCCCCAGTTCCAGCCCCGGACGCCACAGATAGTTACCCTCGGTGTCTTTCAGCAGACGGATGGCAAACAGGCTGTTGTTGTTCATCATGAACTTCGCGCCAGTGCGGTGTGCCTTACGCAGCGTGTAAATCAGTTTGATAATGGCGTCTGCGGTCACCGCGGTCGCTTCGCCGGATACAATATGCTGAAGTTTGCCGAACGCCCGGACCTTGTCGGTTTCATCAGTGGATTCATACGCCAGGAACCCTTTCGGCTTCTTGGTGCCATCGCCGGTGGTAAAGGCAATTTCTTCCTGTTCGGCAAATTCGGTTGCCAGCTCGCTGTTGATCCAGGCCTCCACGTTGAAGAAGGCATCGTCCAGCATTTTCTGGGTAGCCTGCGGGTTGCCGTAGATTTCCCCCATGAGAGGTTCAATCAGCTCCAGTCTGGAGGTGGCAGTCTGGGATCGCGTATCCGTTTCCCCCACCCATCCGGAAGCCGTACCGCCCAGATTCACCAGTTTTTTGTAGTCGGAACCGCCAACGGTGATCACCGTGGCTTCCTGACGCATCACCACTTCATCTTTCAGCAGGTTAAGAATGTTGCGATCCAGTTCTTCCGGCACGGCGTAGCCACCGTCTTCATCGGTACCCACCTGCAATGCCTTACGCTCCAGATCGCGCAGACCGTCTTCACGGCCTTTACGCAGGAAGCCCACAAACGCCTCTTTATGCTCGGTGGCCAGTTTATTTTGCGCTCCACCTGCCGGACGTTTCAGCTCAAGCAGCTCTTTTTCAAGGTCGCTTTTGAGATTTTCCAGCTCGCTGAGTTTCCCGTTCAGGGTTTCCACCTGCCCGGCAAGCTTGCCTTTTTCCTGCTCAATCGCATCCACGCGCTTGTCGTTCTTTGCTTTGAAGTCGTCAAACTTCTGCTGCAGCTCCTGCGCGACCTGTTCGACATCTTTAATATCAACCGCCATCGTATTTCTCCTGATTAGAAGTTCAGATTTTTCAGTGCATTCAGTGCAGAGCCCACATCCTCAGCGTCGCGCAGGGACAGTGCGCCATAGCCCCCGGCCATGAATGCTTTGGCCTGGGTACGGGAGAGTCCGACATCACGCAGGACTCTTTCGATTTTTTTCTGTTCGGGGATTTCCCCGCGGGCCAGTGCGTTCTTGACGTCGCTGATCCGCGCCTCGTCGTTAGACGGGAACGTCACCAGGCTGACTTCCCAGAGGTCGATTTCTTTCAGCAGAAAGGCTTCTTTGCTCCGGTCGTATTCCCAGTCTTTCAGGACGTACCCAATAGAAAGGCCGGTTAACGAACCGGCCTTCATGTGTGCATGTGCGCGTTTTGCGAGGGGATCATCATCAATAAGCAACCGTCCCCTGACGTAAAGCCCGACATCGTCTTCCTTCATTTCGGTGTAAACACCGATGGGTTCATCCATGCGGTGCTGCCAGAGCAGCGCAGGTAACGATTTTCTGTCACTCCACGCCCGCAGGGAAGCAGCAAATGCCCCGGACATCACCACATCATCGTGGCTGTCCTTTACACCAAAGACGGAGCCATACCCTTCAAACTCACCGGAGTCACTGACAGATTTCAGACTCAGCGGTACATCAAGACGTTGTTTCGTCTGCATTGGCGTTATCCTTCTGCTTACCGGCTTTACTGCCATCGGAGGGTTTCGTGGTCATGTTCATCGGTGTGAGATAGACATCACCACCGGGACGCGGATTCATATCTTCCAGGTCGCGGCAGTCATTGGGAGAGTAAATTCCCCAGTTGATCCCGGTGGCGTAGGCTTCAAAACGGGACTTCATATCCCCGCGCAGTAACGCCCCGGCGTTAAATTTGGCGTAATAAACGCCCTGCTTACTTTTTCGTACCAGTCCGGTGTTGATCCGCTGTTCGATGCGGGTCAGATACGGCACCAGTGAATAGTTGATAAATCCCAGCCCCAGCTCTTCGATATTGTTGAAGGTGGCGCGATCGGTGTTCTGCACCATGTGCAACGGCACCCGGAACAGACGACAGATTTCTTCAAGCTGAAACTTGCGGGTTTCCAGGAACTGGCTGTCCTCGGCGTTCAGCGCCATCGACTTCCAGTCCAGCCCCATCTCAAGGATCATCGGGCGGTGAGCATTGCCAAGCCCGGTGTGACGCTCCTCAAAATCTTTCTTCAGGCGCTCATAAGCCTGATCTGACAGCGTCTGCTCTGTACGCAACACACCCGACGTCACCGCGCCATTGCTGAACAGTCTGGCCCCGTGCTCTTCGGTCGCAGCTGCCAGCGATATTGCCTCGCGGGCATAGGCGATGGGATTCAGCCCCACCAGTCCGTCCAGCGTCAGCGTGCGCACATGCCAGATATCCTCCTGGCTCAGTACATCCGTGGAGCCATCCGGGAATGTGACCTGATAGATCGGCTCCCAGCTACTGTTAAGCTTCGGTACCACACAGCCGGGATCGACGGGCAGCAGTTCAGCCACTTCGCCAAATGCTTTCACTTTGTAGGCGTAAAAGTTTCCCCGCAGGCACAGACAGGTGACCACCAGCTCCCAGAACTCCTGCGGCGTCATATAGCCATTGGGATGCGTGGAGATCAGCTTATGCAGACGCTCGCCGGTGGCTCTCTGCTTCAGGCTGCCGTTCAGGTGATACAGGTTGCAGGGCAACATCCCGACCGACTCCGCCAGCACCCTGACACAGGAAAAAACCGCCGTCAGTCGCATGGCCCGCTGGCTGCTGATCTGCTTTCCGGTATAGGTGTCGTAGGACAACCCGATAGCCTCCGCCAGCTCTGCTGGCGTGGTCACCGGTGCGTCACTTTTTCGTTGAAATAATCCCGAAAAGAACACTATTTACCTCCGCCGACAGACGACTGTGTACGGTCAAGATATCGCGCCACCAGCCACGACCAGAACAGGCACAACGCCCCGGCAACAACAAACCCCGCCGGGGGATAAATCAGCCAGGCACCATACGCCAGCAAAAGCGCCCCCAGCACGCCCACCAGAGGCGCGAGAATCAGCATGATCATAATTACCTCAGTTAAAGCGAGCGGATCCCATAGGACTCAATGTGGTCAGACAACGTGTCTCCTTTCTCGTACAGCATGGCTCTGCCAACCGCCATAATCAGCGCAACTGCACCATCGATTTTGTTTTCCGCCTGCTCTTTGACGGGCTTCACCACATCATCGTTACCCGGAATGGTTTTGCCGACCACGTTGCCGATACACCAGGTCATGATGGGATTGCCATCATGATGAAAGCGCCCCGATTCAATTGCCGCTTCCAGCTCTTTCATCGGGTCGGACATGTTGGTGTAGTTCTGAATGATAGTGATGGGGTTCAGGTCTTCATCAGCAAGGTCATGTGACAACCCGGTCGCCCCGAAGGGGTCGATGGGTGACTCACTGACCGGGCTGATTTTGTTCGCCGCTTTGGCCTCCTCGAGGATGTAGCGATAATCCACCTCCGCACCATCGGTAACGGTCAGAACGCCCATTTCCACCCATTTCTGAAAGCGTTCGGCTGTCCGTCGATCTTCATTTTTCTCGACGCTGTACACCGTGTCATACGGTACCCAGAAACGCGGGGCCACACTGTAGTAATGCGTTTTACCGTCAATCTCGCGGGTATAAAGTCGCGCCATGCTGTTCATATCCAGCTTACGCGCCAGGTCAAAGGCCAGAATGCACGGCTGCCCCTCGAACTGCTCAAGGGTCAGTGATTTATCCTCGCAGCTCTGCCAGCTCACCAGGTTGAAATACGCCGAACGCGCCGACACCCAGATATTGAGGTGTTTTGTTTTAAAGACGTTTGCCAGACGGGCGTTATTTTTCGCACGCTGCTGCTGACTTAACAAAAATTCGCGATAAACCGACACGCCAATATTTGGGTTAGCTTTTTCCAGCACCTGCGGGTCGGTCCAGTCGTCACCTTCATCAACGGTATAGATGATCCCGAACAGTTCATCGTTAGGCACCGAGCCGTTGAGCATCTCGATGACTTCCCGCCGTTTGTCGTAGCACGGCCCCTCAATGTTGTACCCGGCGGTAGTGATAGCCCACATCAGTGGCTGACGTCGCGCCCCCATCCCGGTAAGCATCGTGGTGTAAAGCGCATCTGTGGCGTGCTCGTGATATTCATCCACCACCGCACAGTGGGGTGATGAACCATCACCGGGGTTACCGATCAGCGGTTCAAAACGCGCACCATCCTCCGGACGGTTCATGTTTGAGGCGTTAACCTCAATCCCGAACGCTTCCGTCAGCATGGGTGTGCGTTTACACATCAGTCTTGCCGGACGAAAGACTTCCCATGCCTGTTTCTCCGTCGTGGCACCGGAATACACTTCCGCGCCGAATTCGTTATCACAGGCAAAACAATACAGGGCGACACCGGCAGAGATTGCCGATTTGCCGTTCTTACGGGGGATTTCGGTATACACCTCACGGAAGCGGCGCAGCCGGGAGCCTTTATTGACCCAGCCAAACGCGCAGCAGATCACAAAGAGCTGCCACGGCTCCAGCGTGATGGGCATCCTCTTGAATGCCCACTCCCCCTTAGTGTGCGGCAACAGCTGAATAAATTTGGCGGCCCGTTCAGCCAGGTCCTTGTCGAAGCGGTAACGAAACGACTTACTTTTTTCCTCCATCAGGTCATCAAGATGGCGCTGGCAGGCCTGAATCACAAACTGGCAGGCCACAATCTTTCCGCGCACGACATCACGGGCATACTGATTGGCAGCATTTACGTTGGGGTAAGATTTCCGGCTCATGATTCGATGATTTTCAGAAACGGGTTAGTGGCTTTCTTCTGCCCCGCCAGGCCAATCAGACGCTGGCGGCTGCTGGGGTCGAGTCCGAGCATTGCCCCCGTACTGCTCATCTCGGACTCCTGTTCTTTTTTGGCGGTCAGCTCCGGATTTTTGACCATACCGCCCATTGCACCGGTGATGGTGTTGCCCTGTCTGGCAATATTTTTCACGGCACGTCGCCAGAACTCATAGGCCACGCACCACCGCTCAAGTACCGCCAGGTCAGTCACGCACAGCAGGCCCTGACCGCAGAGTTCTTTGGTTGTCAGTTGCCACATGATCGTGGCGAGAGGGAGATCTTCTTCAGCGAACCACTCCGGTGGGTCAACACCTTTGATGGGCGTAAAAACAGGTTCATCTTTATTCAGGGCTCGCTTGCCGGGGTTTCCGGCCAGCGCCTTGCGCGCCGTTGGCTTGGGGCGACGCCCGGAACGCCCCGCCGTTCCAGCCATATGCGGCTCTCCTGGTTAAATTTCATTTTTCGCGGGTATAAAAAAACGATGGGGCGGGCAGTCCGGAAGACGTCAGGTCACAGGGATTTGACCCGCCCCTCCCCTCTGGCAGTGGGAACTGGTTCTTACTTCAGCCGTTCACGGGCCGTCTTCGCCTTATGACACGGCCAGCACAAACTCTGCAGATTACTGTCGACATCAGTGCCGCCATGCGATTTAGGGATGATGTGGTCAACGGTCTTCGCCTCACGCACCACACCAGCACGCAGACATAACTGACACAGGCCTTTGTCACGCTTCAGGACACGCGCGCGGATACTGTCCCACTTCGAACCGTAGCCGCGCTGATGACGGGATTGTCCAGGTTTGTATTGCTTCCAGCCTTCGCTTTTGTGGCTTTCGCAGTAGCCTGAAGGGTCTGTGGTTGTAGAGCGGCAGCCGCGAACACGGCAGGCTTTTGGTGTTCGTGGTGGCATGATAGGCTCCCCTCGTAAATGAGGTGATTCACAAAATGAAACAAAAAAAGTACTGGTAGTACCAGCATCCTAAATTACAGATTCCATAACATGCTCAATGCTGCTAATGGCAAGAAAGGATGTTTTTAAATGACAAGCGATAATCTGGACTCCAAGCCCACAATTGAAGATGTTGATTTCAAGCATTTGATCTGCGTCGCAGGAGGAATCATCGAGGATCTAAAAGGCCCATTTATATTCAAGGCTCCAGAAAATATTAGGCGATTACTTAATCATAAGGGAGTGAATGAAATAAGTAATCTCTCTCAAAAATTTAATGCAGATTCTCCATCTTGCTATTAGAGTTCAGCAGCAGGCACTCAGTGAATGCCTGCTGTAACGACTACTCCAATAATAATGGATGCTCTATGGATACATACTAAAATATGGATGTTAAATAATTGCTAAGTCTTTTTGCATTCTTACAGAATGCCAAAGCATCTTCCTGAGTACATAAGAGCTTTCCTTGGGATATAGGCTTAATAGACTCTCCTGTTTTTTCATAAAGCTTAACAATGTCACTAGAAATTTTGTTTGCAGATTGGACATTTTTCAAGGCAGCGATACCTGAAGCCCGCCCTAAAGATGTCCCGTTGATCTCAATCCCCTTTTTAGATGCAAGCGTTATAGCGGTTAACTCCAATTCGCGCCAAGCTGAAAGTACAGCAACATTAGGCTGAGTACTAGCAAGACTCTCAAAAATATTGAAATTCTCAATGAGTTGTGTCGGCAGGACAAGATTTGTTCCAGGTAAATTTTTAATAACCTCTATACTTTTAGATTCTATTTCAAACATTTCTTTTTTAAATTTAATCTCATAGTCACCTAGCTTAACTGTATTAAGACGACCTAAAACCATTATTATTTCTTTTTTTAAAGTAAAAAAGACAATCAAACAAGCAAGAACAATAAATAAAACATTGCCTTCTTTAAGAAGCATCTCTATCCAGTAAAAAAAAGTATAGTCCGTCATTTTCAGTTCTCAAATAGAAATAGTTCTCTCAGTATACGTATATTGAACTCTGCTATCACTTAGTTTATACAACGTTATGCTGGCCACACACTCGTAGTTGACGTGCATCTGGCTACTCGCTATTTTAGGTATTTGAGGCATCTTCATTAATGCTGAACAGGCACTTCTTGCTGCGGTCTTTCCACTTTACTGCTTCATGGCTCACTCTTCTCTGCTTCAATTTTACGAATATCAGCCTTATCCCTATTACAGGCAGCCAGCACTGACAGCAGGCTCACGTTTAAATCCAGACTATCTCTGTAAGTCAGCGGATCAGGAATAGCTGGCTGTGGGGTTTCAGCGGTCAGGTTCGCCGGTAGTGGTACCGCCGGAACTGGCACGTAAATTGTCCGCGTACCGGCGCAGCCGCTCAGTTGCACGAGCAGGAACAAGACGGGAAGCGCAATCATCATTCTCAACAGCCACTTTGATATCTTCCTGGGTTCTCTGTGACTCCAGTGCGATCTGCTGTTTTGCATGCTGGTTAGCCTCCAGAACTGTATTTACGATTTGTATTGATTGCAGGACGTTATTGGTAATGGCAGTTGCTGATTCAGCATTTCGTACAGCCTCATCAGCACGTTTCTTTTCGTACTGATATTTGCTGTAGTAGTGGTTGGCCGACCAGATGAAAGAACCAATGACAGTAACGAAGAAACCAGCGATAACCAGCTTATAGCTCAGCTTCATTTACCACCCCACCAGCCTCTTTAAACCGGGCAATCAAATCACCGATTTTATGTTCATACTGACCGTAACCTGCACCGGGTAACGACGCCCAGATATTGCTGCAACGGTCGATAGCCTGACGAATATCACCGCGATCAATCATCGGTAAAGCGCCACGCTCTTTAATCTGTTGCAGTGCCACAGCGTCCTGGCTTTTGGGGGAGAAGTTTTTCAGAGCAAGCTGCTTACGGTAGGCATCCCACCAGCGTGAAAGAAGCTGATAACGTCCGGCGGCTGTTGATTTGAGTTTGGGGTTTAGCGTGACAAGTTTGCGAGGGTGATCAGAGTAATCAGTAAACAGTTCGCCGCCAACAATAACATCATAACCGTGATTACGTGTCGGTTGTCGCCCGTTATCCGTTCCTTCTGACCATGCCACCATATCGAGGAAAGCTTTACGCTGGGAATTTAGTACCTGCATAAATTACTCCTTAGAGCCACCAAACTTATTACCGATTACTCTCATTGCAGCCCCACGAATAGCATCAACACCGATCAGCCCCACCCCACCACCAATGGCAACAGATAGTGATTTAGGCCATCCGACATACTCAAGAGCGGATGCAAAAGTCAGCGTCAGAGCGCCACAGAGTAGAATTTCGAGTGTTTTTCGCTTCCAGCCGCCACCACCGCCAAAATAGGCAATACGTAAACCAGCCATAACAATCGACATAATCACTGCGCCCAGCGGTGTGTCTCCACGCCACCAGCTCTGGACCAACTCCAGCCAGGTATTTGGGTTATGAGGCATTTGTAGTTATCTCTCACCTCGCAATACAGGAGGTGCAAATTGAGGGAACATCATGTACCGCAAATCAGAAGCGGAAACGTCAAAGAAGCCGAGCCAATGGATAACTGCGGGATAGACCAGGCCCAACGAATCCCTAGGCCCAGAAACGACAAAACCCGCTCGACGGCGGGTTTAAGCTGTGTGGCGAAGTAACCACTCTTAACAGATTAAGATAAAATTTGCGGACCGCGGTAATTTTTTTTGCTAAATTAAAGCCATATAAAAAATAAGCCCCATAAGAAATTATTAGTATACTAAGGTTTAACATGGCTACTATTGCGCAATCAAAGAAACAAAAAAAACTTAAAATTGGTTTTTACACCAGCAGTTCTGGGACTATCCGCAGCCATTCAGTTGCTAAGCAAGCAATTGAAAATCTGTATAATACTTGCGTAACCGTTACGAATAATCATTTTGATACCATCTATAGAAATAAAAAGTTAAAAATAGCTTTTATAAATAAAGATACAAAAGCTAAATATTTCTTCGGCTACATGTCATGCTCACGAGAAGAGTATCTCCTTCCTTATATTGGTGATGAACACTGGAATGAGCACAACATACCACTAGATGATAAAAAATACATAGTCGAAAGAACCTATTTTTTATATTATTACGATAGTGATATTTTAATATTAACTCAAAATCATCTTGGGCCGAAAGAATCGGATTTAGCTTATCTGCTTTACAGCCAGAGTGGTAATCCTGGAAATAACTTTTCATTCCAAGCCATCTGGAAAAAAGAGAGCGTCAAAGAGCTACTTGAAACAGGAAGTACTTTGAGAAGTTGTGATATTGTCCTGGCTGCTCCCAGGAACTTTGATGCAACAAATTACCAGCTAAATAGTTCATTTTCTAAGGAACTGGTAAATATGATGGTAGGGCTGGGTGGAACACGTCTCAAGTTAAATCTAAGGGGACGTGCATCAGGGAGAGTAAAAGTCAAAGGTTATTTATCAGATCTCGTTAAGGATGGTATTAAAGAACTCCTTGAAAAAATGCCGGGAATTGTAAAAAAAGCGGCAGTAACACAGCCCAAAAATACCGTTGAACAAAGTCTTCTTGATCAGGTACTCATTTCAGAAAAAAACATATATACCGTTAATGGTTATGGCACTGATAGTGATGTTCTGCAAGCCATGATTTCTGCTAAAATTGATAACAATGAATACCTTAAGCAATACGATATCAGCAAAAAGAAGGTATAGGATATGTTATTGAAATACTTAAGAAACCTGATTGTAAGTGTTTTTTGCACCTTGTTCCTACTGAGGTATATCCCTCAGATGGGGCATGCTGACATACTTACAGCCTCCGGGGTTATTTCAACTGTATCCGGTATTTTATTTGGTTTTATTTTAGCCACAATATCAATTTTTAGTGCTGCCAGCGAAAACTCAAATGGAATAATAAAAGCATTAAAAAACAACAACATACTTCAAGTTATTATTGTAAATCTATTAACCGCAGGTGCATCTTTAATTACGGCATGCGTTATTGCTTTGATAGCAATGTTTGCCAATGAAAAGACATTGTTACATGGAGAAAAAATAGAATTTATTTTAATTATCGAATCTTTATCTCTTCTTATCATTTCAGTAATAACTTTTGCCTTTACATGGAGAAAAGTAAACTGGATACTCCCCCACATTTAAAAAGGGCAGAAATGCCCTTTTTTCTACTCCATTTCAAGTTTAACATCCAGCATTGAAAGGCATCCATCAATAAACCCTTCAGCCATCTGTATCTCTATACGTATCAATTTCTCATCTTTTTTGCGAGCTCTTGCAAGCTTTCTTTTCGAGATACCATACAGGTAATGGGCCACAATCAAAGAATGCTCGTACGGTTTTCGCTTTTTAAGAAGAGCAAGACAACCTTCAATAATTAATGCATCACTATCTGAACAAGCCTGACGTGTTTTGCTTGTGTAGGGAAGAAGCCCCTTAAACCCAGCAGCTATAGGCGAATAGTCTACTCCAGAACTATCACTCGCCGCCCATGCTCCCCAACGCTCCAGAACCATCTGAATATCACGCATCAACTTTCTCCACCAAATCAGGTCAACACACCAATCGCCAGCGCGCGATCGATAAAACGAAATATCAGCTCCAGCTGGGAGCCATACTTCTCTTCAAATGCCACGGTATCCGCATGCAGCTCGTCGTGATGCTTTCTGCACAAAGGCAACACAAAGAGGTCATGCGCTTTTGTACCCATTCCCCCCTGACCGTGGCCTATCAGGTGGTGGGGATCATCAGCAGGCTTTCCACAACATGCACACGGCTGTGTCTTAACCCAGCGTGTGTACTTTTCATTAACCCAGCGGCGACGTTTTGGGCGTAACATAAAAGACTCCGGCGACTCCGGATCCACTTTCAGCGCCAGCACCTTTTTCGCCTTATCCTGGATGATGCTGGTGGCAGGAACCGAAGGCACAAGGTCACTTTCCCGGGTGACAGACGGCACAACAGGCTTCGGTAATCTCAGTGCCTTACGGGCTGCACTTTCCGGTAAGGCATCCGCTAGGTCATTACGAACCAGCCACCAGCACAGTTCCGGCATTGTCACAACGTGACTGTCATCAAAACCGAGATCCCGACGCACAACAGACAACACCCAGCGGGCACAGTTATCCGTTGCCATTGATTCCAGCCGTTCCGTGAACTGATCGCGCAGCTGGTTATCGCAGTGCCAGCACAGACGGATTGCGCCCGGCGCGTGTCGCATTGTTGTCATGTTCTCGCTGTGCCAGTCGGAATGAGGCCACTGGCAGCCTTTTTCACGAAGTAACCAGCTTTCAAGACATTCCACGCCACCAGCACGACGGATCACTGCCTCATTGCGGAACACGGCCCGAACGGCAGGATCATCCGCCAGCGGTTGTGATGCCGCCGGAACAGCACCACTGGCGAAAGATGAATAACGTTCCGGCTCAGGCTCCAGCAGGACACGCCCCTGCATAAACAGGGGCATCAGCTCTGAACCTGGCCTGAACAATACGATCCCCATACGCGGGGCAATTTCAGGGGTCAGTAGCGCTCTCACGGTCACCTCAATGAACGGTATCGAGCAGCTTTAACAGCTCAGGGAATCGGGATTCGAAGAAATGCGGCTGCGTCTCGCGCGGATTTGCGGGACTGGTGATGTTCTTGCCGAACATGCAGCCTTTCGCTGTCAGCGACCAGAATTTTTTGATGTTGTTAATCGCGGTACGGCTGTATCGTTCGCGCTGCTCGACGATCCCCAGCTTCACCATCTGGTGATATGCCTGATTAGCCGTAAGGCGGATACCATACTGTTTCAGCAGTGCACTCAGCGACAGCGTGGGGCGACTTGAGCCATCAGGCGCGTCAGCAGGAGCATCAATGGCATAGCGCGGTGCCAGATTCGGTAAGCCAACAGCCTCCTGGAGTTTCTGACAGGCACCAAGCACTGATGAGTTAGACAGGTTTAACTCCCTGCGCATAAAGTCCAGCAGAATCACACCAGCCTGCATCTTGTCAGCAGCCTGCCCGGATAATTTTTCCGGTGCGCTGGTTACCATGTCGAAAGTACGGATCACCTTCAGATGGAATGACGGGCTGATCCACATTGCATAGGCATACACCAGTTCCTTGCAGACATACGTTCCCCTTTCATTTCCCCCATGAATCACACTCACCGGGTCAACACCCAAATTCTGGGTGTTGGTCAATTCATGAACAAGCTCAACAGTTTGTTGGCTGGAAAGAAACTTTCCTGGCTCCTTGGTTCTGGCATTTGCACCAGATGCTACTGCTGCGCGATGCAGATCGTTCAG